ATCGATCTTTGTTTTTGACTGAAGTGGTGAAAACAAACCCACAATTGCAAGCGGCTATTATCGGTCATGCCATGCAGCATTTGCAGTTCATGGCGGCTGAGATGGCAAAGGAGCAATTGCCACAAGAGGTGGTGCAACAGCAACAGCAGATTGAACAGGCATCGCAATCAGGACAGTTGCCGCCAGATCAAGCGCAAGCGATGTTGTCTCAAATTATGGTTCAGCAAGAGCAATTCAGTGCTCCCATTCTTTCTCAGCTAGTCGAAGACTTTTTAGTATCGATCGGTCAGGGTAATGAAGAAGATCCTTTGGTGCAGATTCGACAGAAAGAGTTGGATTTGCGCAATAAAGAAATAGACCTTGATCAGAGGAACTTTGAGGCAAAAGAAAGCACCCGGTCTCAGGAGCGATTGCTTGAGAATGAAATACAGAAACAAAAGATGGAAATGTCTAAAGAAATAGCCGACGACAAAATGGATTTGGCTTTGGATCGACTGCAACAGCAGACTGATTTGAAGTTACTGGAGTTAAACAAACGGTTTGGAGGATGAGATGACGACGAGTTATGTTTTGGCGCGGCAGAAAGAATTGAAAGAGCTGAAATCCTTGGAGAGGGCGGCTGAAGCCTCAGCTATTCAAAAAGCTATGGAAGAGGCTGTAGCTAAAAAGAAAGCTTCTGATGCTCGCATAGCTGCGAAAATGAAGCGCATTGAATCAGGAGACGCTGCGCCCGCTATTGAGAAAGCGGAGGAAGCGGTATCTGAAAACGTTTCCGCAGCTCCAAAAAAATCTGCGATTAAGAAAAAAGCGCCCAAAAAATTGAAACGCACACCTAAAAGGAGCCGTTAATGCCGTTAAAAAAAGGGAAAAGCCAAAAAACTATTAGCGCGAACATCAGCAAGCTAAAGAAAGAAGGTAAACCACAAAAACAGTCTGTGGCCATTGCTATAAAAACCGCTAAAGGGATGAACATGGGTGGAGCGGTGCGCAAAAAAACGAAAGGAACTGGCGCAGCCACGAAAGGTCTTTATTTTCATGAGCACGAATGCTGAGCCGTGGATGACCTGGATCTTTCCGATAAGCTAAAGCGAACCATTCGGGATCGTCGTGAAATGATTCAAAACACGCTCATGGACGGTTTGCTCAAAGATATAGAACACTATAAAAGTTTGCAGGGAGAGCTGTCTGCGCTACACTTAATTGAGTCAGAGATTAAAGCATATTTTAAGGAAAGCGTAAGATGACTCAAACCGGTGCTGAAGGAGCCTACGTTCTGCAAACGGAGCGCGTCCTCGATCCTTCTCTATTAGAAAAATCAGCCATAGAGCGAATGCCATCTCCATCTGGTTGGCGGATGCTCGTTCTCCCTTATGCGGGGAAGGCGGTGTCAAAGGGAGGCATTGCTCTCACTAAAGAAACTGTAGATAGAGAGGCGTTAGCTACAGTCGTCGCCTACGTGGTCAAGATGGGGCCGCTCTGTTACAACGACACGGCAAAATTCGGAAATCGGCCTTGGTGTCAGGAAAAGCAATGGATCTTGATTGGCAGGTATGCTGGTGCTCGATTCAAGCTGGAAGACGGCGGTGAAGTGCGAATTATCAATGACGATGAAGTGATTGGAACCATCTTAAACCCAGACGATATATTGAGTTACCTATGATTGAGAATCAAAACGCAGAAGTGCAGGCAGAAGACGATATTGAAATCGAGATAACTGAAGATCCCGTAGAGGAATCATCTGTTGCAGCGGCTCCAGAACCAGAAGGCGATGAGCTGGATCGATATACCAAGTCGGTTTCTAAGAGAATCAACAAGCTCAACCGAAAGCACCGGGAGTCCGAAGAGCGTGCCCAGCAATTAGAGCGCCTGGCTTACGAGAAAGAGGCGGAGTTACAGCAATACAGGCAATATGCGGTTCAGCAACAGCAAAGCGTTTTGGAATCGGAAGATGCAAAGCTGAAGGCTCAAGAAGCGCAAGTTAATGAGATTTATCAGCGGGCGGTCGACTCAAATGATGCTGCGTTGATGTCTAAGGCCGATTCGCTCAAGACCGATATTGCGATTAAAAAAGAAAAACTAAACACGGCTAAGCAGCAGCACGCTCAGCAACAGCCACAGGTCATACAGCAAGACGCTGCACCTGAGAATTACCAGACCTATCAAGATCAAAACGTTGCGCCACAGCAGCGGCAAGAGCAGCAGGTCGAACCGACTGATGAGGCGTTATCGTGGCATGAAAAAAACAGTTGGTATGGAGATACGGATGATCCTGATCATCTTCAAGCAACGCAATTTGCGTACTTCACTCACTACAATTTGGTTAATGAGGGGTTTGAGCCAGATTCACAAGAGTATTACGAGCAGCTAGATAATCGGGTAAGAAAAGTTTATCCTGATTTACCGTCTGGTGGACAACAGTCTACTGGACAGCCTGTAGAAAAAGGACAGCGACCCGCCGTGCAAAGAGTCGCGTCTGCCCCTTCTGGGGGTCGGGCACAAACACGAGGAAACAACCGGCAGAACGGTGTTCAGTTCTCTAAAAGCGAATTGGAACGTCTTCAAAAACTGAAGCCACACAATATGGAAGAAGCGGTTTGGCTTAAACGGGTGGCGAAGGAGAAGCAGAAAATTGCACAGAGGGAGACAACCTAATGGCTGACACAAAGAATGCACGTTCATCACGTGAAAGCGGAGCGCACGATAATCAGGCTCGCGACAAGGTATGGCGTCCACAAAGAGACCTAGAGACTCCTCCACCACCACCCGGATTCACATACAGATGGATTCGGGAATCAATGATGGGAGCTGAGGACAAGGCCAATGTTTCGCGAAGAATTCGAGAGGGGTGGGAACTGGTGCGTGGCACCGATTTGCCTCCCGGTTGGGATCTTCCGACAATGGACAATGGTCGAAACGAGGGCGTGGTTTATCTCGAAGGACTACTTTTGGCAAAGATTCCTAACGAGATCGTCGAGCAGCGAAATGCGTATTATGAAAATAAAACGCAGGACGCAAGAGATGCGCTGGATAACACGGTTTTCAGTGAATCACGCAGTGGCGATGAACGTTACGTGAAATACGATCCACAAAGAAGTTCTCGGGTAACATTTGGTAAAAACTAACCGGAGAAAGTAAATGGCTAATAAAGATGCCGCTTTCGGGTTGCGTCCCAGTCGCATGATGGGTGGCGCTCCCTATTCGGGTGGTCAAAGCCGTTACCGAATCGCCAACAATCAGTCTGGTGCGATCTTCCAAGGAGACTTGGTGAAGCAACTCACTGCTGGCGTTGTAGGGCGGGCTGCGGCCTCTAGTACCGTACCGGTCGTTGGAGTGTTCAACGGCTGTCAGTACACCGATCCCACGTCCGGAGAACAGATATATAAGAATTATTATCCTGGCTCCGTTGCAGCAGCAGACATTATTGCGTTCGTCGTAGACGATCCCAATGTGGTGTTTGAGGTTCAGGCAGACGACACATTTCCTGTGGCGGATCTGTTTGGTAATTTTGACATTGTTGACCAATCAACGACTGGAGATACATCGTCTGGAAGAAGTAATGTAGAGTTGGATGTCACTACGGGTGCCACAGCTACCACGTTACCTCTCAAGGCGATCGACATCAGTCAAGACCCGGACAACGACGACGTGGCGAGTGCCAACACGAACGTGCTTGTGGTGATTGAAAACCACATCATGGGCGTGAAAGGCGCTGGCTTAGCATAGGAGGCTAAATAAATGGCAATTTCTCGCGCACAATTAGCGAAAGAGCTTGAGCCGGGTTTGAACAGCCTCTTTGGTCTTAGCTACGATAGCTATGAGAAAGAGTACGAGGACATCTACGCAATAGAAGATAGTTCGCGTGCTTTTGAAGAAGAGGTGTTGATCACCGGTTTCGGTTCTGCACCAACTAAAACGGAAGGACAGGGCGTTCAATTTGACAACGCTTCAGAGTCCTACACCGCACGATACACCCACGACACCGTGGCGCTCGCGTTTGCTCTCACCGATGAGGCTGTAGAAGACAATTTGTACGACAGCTTAGGTAAGAGATACGTGAAGGCTTTGGCTCGCTCTATGGCGAACTCCAAAGAAGTCAAGGGAGCAGACACATTGAACAATGCGTACAGCTCTAGCTTTACCGGTGGCGATGGCGTTTCTCTAGTAAACACGGCACACCCGCTCGCGGGTGGCGGTACAGCAGCGAATCGCGCAACCACGATGGCTGACCTGAATGAAACGTCTTTGGAAGACGCGCTGATTGATATCAGTACGTTTACCGACGACAAGGGTCTGACCATTTCGGTACAAGCGACAAAGCTGGTCGTGCCCCCGCAACTGAACTTTGTTGCAGAACGCATTCTCAATTCGACATTGCGTCCAG